AGGATCATGCGGCGATAACCCCAATCGATTCCGCCGGTCCAGGACACGGTTTCTCCGCTGATCGCAAAGTTGGAAACCTGCGCGTTACCCATGAATGCTGCAACTTGTGCGGCGGCGCTAGTGGTCTTGTCCACAGTGCCGACATATCCGGCGGCGGGCGAGCAGGTGATCCGCCCGCGCCACGGATAGGTGGGCTGACCGATGGTGGCTGCATCGTCGGAATATGGATCCGGCAGTGTGTTGCCTGCCGGGATATCCATCAGCAGAAACGGATAGAATGTGACACGCAATCCCCGGGCTTTGATCTCCTGTATGCCTTGAACCACCGTAAAATCCGCCGGTGTGCCACCATAGGCCGTGCGACCGTTCAAATCGAGACTGATCACATAGGCGTTGCCTCGCGTTACACCATTCACCGTCCAGCTTTTGGGAGTTGTCACTTTGACGGTGTTTTCAATACCGGGTTTGATCTGGCAAGACCCGGCGCGCAGGTCGGTGCCAAACCAGCTGACCACCAGCGAGATGCTCTCGAGGTTCGGGGCCGCCGCCTGCAGTTGATCCAGTGCTGCGACAATATCTGGTGCGGCGGTGGTCGAGTGGACGTTTTCTGATGCGGTGTCGCCTCCCGAACCGCGCGAAATAGGTTCGGTTGAATAGATGAACTCGCCGGTGCCGGGGATCAGGGTGACGGCGCGAACCATGCCCTCGGCGGTGTCGGGTTCTACGACTGGGCGAAACACCTCGAATGACAGCTGCGGGATGCGGTTGCCGAAACGCTCCAGCGGCAGTTCCTCAAACATCACGTAAGCCGTGCCACGATAAGCGGGTGCTGAACCTGCGCCCATCTTTGCCTCGATGAACGGATCCGGGCTTTGCGCCTCGTGACCTTTATAGAGCCGCCATGTCACGCCGGAGAGATCGAGCGGTTTGCCATCGGCCCAGATGCGGCCAATGCCGGTGATCGGTCCTTCACACAAAGCCACAGCGAAAGAAGCGGTGTAGAGATAGGTCGTGGTCGTGACTTTCGACCCGCCGCCACCCTTGCCACCGCCCTGGGTGGTTGCGCTGACGGTCTCGGTGAAATCCGTAGCCCAGATGGTATTGCCACCGATCCGCATGCGCCCGTAAACCCGGGGGATCACCGCCCCCTCGTTCGATGTGGTGATTTGCAGATTGTCGAGCCGCGACCCGTCAACGCGCTGCCCGGGCGCGAGAGAGGAAATGATCCAGCTATCGATCACTGATCCCGCGAAGGAACCAACCGCACCGCCGATGGTGGCTGCGGACACGCCGAGGATGGAACCACCAATGCTGCCACCAATCGCAGCGCCAGCCGAGGCCAGAAGAATGGACGCCATGTCAGGTCCTTCGTTTTACGGGGTCGGGAAAGCGGAACGCATAGGCCAGGCGGCGTTGCCAGACTGGGGTCAGCGGCTCCTCGATCACGCCAGTGCGCTCATAGGCATGGATGAATTTGTGGGTACGCCCACTGCGGCCGCGCCCGGAAAGAATACCGCAATGCTTGGCAATGGCCCCCGCGCGCATCCGAAACAGGATGACGTCGCCGGTGCGTGCGTCTGAAACATCCAGCTCGGTCATCGCGGCGCGGGCCGCCTCGGCCAGCACCTCGACCGGGCCGACCTCACCCCAGTCACGGGAATAGGGCGGCACTGCCCCGGTCAATTCCACTGGCTCAGGTCCGGCAAACTCGCGCCAAACGCCCCGCAACAACCCGAGGCAATCACAGCCCACGCCGCGCACGGACGCCTGATCATGATAGGGTGTGCCAATCCAGCGCCGTGTTGCCTTGATGATGCGAGCCGGGGCGGGGCTCACAGTACCGATCCCGAATTGGCATCACCCTTGGAAGCGTAGCGGATGATGGTGTCCTGTCCGGGGATATGTGGAAAGCCACGGAAGTTGACCGCATTGGCAAACTTCGCCTGGCAGGTCTCGAAATGCTTGTCGCACCCGGCGAAGATGTCAAAGCTGTCGCTGACTGCAATTGGGCGCACCGGGGCTTCCAGAAGGGTGATCGTCACATCTGCACCGCTGACCGCATGCGCCAGAACTTCAGTCTTGCGCCTGATATTGACTCCGGTGAGCCATTCCAGCGTCCCAAGCGCAAACCAGCTCTCTGTAAAACCGGACAGGCCAGAGACGGCAAAGCTGCGATCGCCCGACAATGTTACCACCGTGCCCGCGCCCTTGTTGACCGGGCTGTTCAGGTTCACGCCACAACGTGCATCGCCCAGCGCTGCGTCACAACTGGCCTGAAACGTCCGCCCGATCGTTTGACTCAGCACATGCGCCAGCGAGCGCATCTCGGCCACGAAATGCATCCGCCCACGCCGGACCTGACCGATTGCACCCCGGCGCAGCAGCGCGCGGCTCGCGGTGTCGGCCCAGTTCACCCGCCAGATTTCCACAGCCGCATTGTCCCAGCGCCCATCGAGAATGTCCGTTTCGGTGATGGTGGCGGAGGTCAGCACACCCTCGGCTTCCTGGGCGTCGACAGACAGATCGGAGCCGGAGCGAATTTCCGAGGCGGTGAAGCCGGACTCGGGTTCAAATATCGTGCCGTCGAACGTCAAAGACCGGTCATGGTCTGTGAAGCCGAACACCGCCCCGTCATTGCGGGTGAGACGCCAGCACCAGGCCAGCGTCGTGGTGCCATTATCGAGATGGGTTTGCAGAGATTGGGGGAAGTGTTTCATCGGCGCACCTCGATCATCGGAATGGATGTGATGGATCCCAGGCGCTCTATGTCATGTGTGACGTCGAGCATGTCGGTGTCAAAACGGACGGGCACATCGAATTCGAACCCGGCTGTGATGGCGACGCTGTTGGCTGGCGGGGTGGTGAAAGTGATCAGACCTGTGGTGGAGACCACTGCCCAACCCGAAGACTGCGTCACGCCATCCAGTGCTACCACAACCGTTCCGGCCACCGGTTTCGCGATGGAGCGGGTCCACGTTTGCGCACCAGAAGTATAGGCCTTCACCAGCTGAAACGCGCTGGTCGCCCCGTCGCCCGAGCCAATCGCCTGATCGCCTATTGCTGGCACACCCGACGGCAGGCACGATTTGTAGTCGCCCCAATCCTTCCAGCGAAACCCGTAAAGCCGCCCGTTGCGTGCCTCGAAAAATGCCACTACCGCCGCAAAGTCATTAGCGCGGCGAACACCGTAAGCAGCATCATAACGCCGCCGCGAGTTGGCCCAGCTGGCGTTGCGTTCCTCGTCACCCGAGGCCAGCTCGACGATTTGGGTGCGTCGCTCCGGCCCGCCGCGTGCCCCGCGACTGATGTTGTCAGGAAATCGTATCTCGTGAAACGCCATCTACATTCCCCTCCGACCCATAGCGACGGCGCGGGCAATGTCAGCCGAGACCTGGGTGCGTGATTGCCGGAAGCTCTCTGCATCCCGGGTCTGAATGTTGATCGTGATGTTTTGGGCATTCCCCACACCGTATTGAGAGGCTTCGCGCCGGTTCAGTACCCGCTCGCCTTTCTGCAGAATTGCGGGCACTTCGTCCGGGCGAAGGCCTGCCAACCCACCGGAATGCAAGCGGGGCGCATTGGCAAAGGCCATCGCCGGAACCATACGCGTGGGTGCTACTCCCCCGACCATGCCACCCGCGTGCAACACCGGAGCGAACAGGTTGCCAAGATTGCCCAGCGCCCCCGACAAGACATTCGACAACGGGCCGAGGATGAACTTCCGGGCTGAGAGCTTTGCCATATCCGCGAGGATCGAAGATACCAGTGAGCTGAAATCCAGCTTGCCGGTTTTGACAAACTGACCGATGGCAGATTCTGCGTTTGAGAAAGCACCGGTTAGAGCGTCACCGATGCCTTTCCCGATGTCCTCCGCCTTGGTGGCGTAGTCTTTGAGGGAAGTGGCTGCCATCTCCCATGCCGATTTGGCAATCTCAGCGGCTTTGCCTGCCGAACCGCCCGATTTAGCGATGTTCGTCGCAAGGCGCGAGGCTGCATCACTGGTCCGGTCCAGCGCATCTTCGCCTTCTCCGGCACCTGACTTCATGGCATCCCGCAGCGCCTGCATGGATTTCAATGGCCGGGTAATATTGCCCGCCATAATATCGGCCTGATCCCCAAGGTTACTGGCGTAAAACCGGTATTCCTCTGCGGTGCTGCGCAACTCATCCACGGCCTGACCTGCCATGCCTGCGTCAAACGCCAGCGAGTTTGCCAACCCGGTCATGCCGGGGATCTTGAACGCCGCGCCGGAGGTCGCCTTCAGGAACAGAGCCCATTTGTCCTGCATTGCTGCCAGTGCATCAAACCAGCTGGCTTTCAGGCTGTTGGATACCGATCGCATGCGCAGAACAATGCTCCAGGCCCCGTCACCGATCCGCTCCCAGACCTCAATCGCCACGTTTTTCAGCAGACCCAGCGCTTTGCCAAAGCCACCAGCGCCGCCGACCAACCGACCGAACCAATAAATCAACTCGCCTGCGCCGACGATAAGCGCACCAATGCCAGTGCGGATCAGGGCACCGCGTAGGGTGACCAGTGAGAACGACAAACCCCGGACGCCCAGCACGGCAACGGCAAGAGCCTTGACCAACCGAAGACCCAAAACTGCGGCGAAGGTGGCGGCGATGGTGGCAATCTCGCCAAGATGATTGAACAGAGCCTTGATGGCGCGACCAAGCGGGCCGGTGACCTTTCCGATCGACGCCATGGCATTGGCAATGCTCTCAAGCCCCGGAGCGGCGGCAACGGCGAGCTGGTTGGATATTCCGCGCCAGAGCAACCCCATGCGCGAGAGCGCGTCATTGGTGCGCTGGATTTGTGCTGCATCATTTTCCGATACCGCGACGCCAAAATCCTGCACGTCCTGTGTTGCTTGGCGTAATGTTGCGCTGTCGATGCGGGTGAAGATCAGACCTGCCCGATCACCGAAGATCTGCGAGGCCACGGCGGCTTGCTGTGTCGTGGGGATGAACTTTGCAATCGCGTCCTGAATGGCAGCGATCTTGGCATCAACCGTGAGGCCTGCCAGATCAGCCGCCGACAGGTGCAGCTGCTGCAATGCCTTGACCGCTGGGCCGGTTCCCGCTGCTGCCTGACTGAGACGCTTGGTCAGCTGGAGCGTTGCCTGCTGGATTTCCCCCATGGACACCCCGGCCAGATCCCCGGCGCGGGTCAGCACCTGCAGGCTTTCAGTGGTGGTGCGCAGGGAAGCTGCCAGTTTCGCCTGCTCATCAATCACCTGCAGGCCCGAGCGCACCATGGCAATGCCTGCGGTCAGGGCCGCAGCGACCATGATTCCGGCGGCGATCTCCGCTCGGCGCACGAACTTCGCCAGCTTTGCATTGGCGATCTCGGCCTCGCGCGACACCTTGCGGAACCCGCGCTGGCCAGCCCGGCCAATACCCTCGAACTCCGCTTTGACTCTGTCACCGCCGACAGCCGCCAGCCGGACAGAAACTCTCTTTTCAGCCATCACCTATTTCCCTTTGTTCATTCAGTGCCCTGACCATCACCGCCTCGACCGCGGGCAGGATTTCTGCGACCGGCGCGGGATCGATCCCGAGGGCGGATGCCATGGCCAGTGCCGCGCCGAAATCCCAGCCGACAATGGTGCCCGCCGCCGTGATGCGCATTTGCCCGCCAAGGCGGGTGACCAGATCCCAGATCTGCATGCCCTCATACGTCAGTGGCCGGTTCAGTCGCGCCGGGCAGGTTTCGCAAGTGCTTTCGCAGGCCTGGCAATATCCTTCGCCCCCGCTGAAGGACCATTCGGCAAGGGCGATGAGACGTTTTTTTCCGCATCCAACATCAGGCCGTTCGCGACGTAGTCGGTTTGGAAGATCTCAAAGAGCGGCCAGACATCCAGCAGGGCATCTATGCATTCAGGGCTGATATCGACCGGGGTGCCGCTCTCATCGCCCACGCCTTCCCAATCGGTGATGGCGATGCGGGCCAGCGCTTTGGCAAACACCAGCGCGCTTTTCTCGTCACCCGCGTCCTCCGGTAGGTCGGCAATCGTCGGATCATTTCTTGCCGCCACCATCAATGCGGTGGTCAGCGGCAGCAGCTGAAGGCGGATATCATGGCCGAGATCCAGCCACGTAGGTTCATTTGAAAGGTTCAGTTTCAGCATGTCAGTAACTCGCAATCTGATTCTTGAGGACGAAAGTGCACATCTGCCCGGCGGCAGAATTGTAGGCGGCCTGCCAGTCAAAGCTGGCCTGAATGCCCTGCGGCCCCTGTACCTCGACGCGCGGGCGGGGCAGATAGACCTCATGCGCCGTGACGGTCAGGCTGAGCGTGGGCGAAATCAGGTAAAAGAATTCCAGCGAGGCTGAGGTGCCGTTCAACGCCTGATCCATCAGCGTAGTGTCGGCGAAGCGCACATCTATCCTGCCGGTCAGTGCGGCATTGGAGGGATCAGCCCCGTCGATGCGCCCGTCGGCGCGGATGGTCTCGATCCGATCGAGATTGTTGGAATACTGAATATCGGCGGTGACGATGTTGCCCAGCGCGGTGCCATTGCGCTTGATTGATCCGTTGAAATGACCAAACCGCTGCAGGGTCCAGGTGCTGGGTGTTCCAGCCGCCGTCGATGTGGCGACCGTTTCCCCCTGGGCGATTAGTCTCGCCGTTGCTGTTAGGAGGCCCGAACGCTGCATTTGCCACGAGAGCTGATCAAGCACGCAGCCGGAATACATCGCAAACCGCGGCACTTCGGGCATGGCGACCTCGATGGCCATACTTGGAAGTGCCCAGCTGCCCGACTTGAAGATATGCGTCTTGTCGGTCGTGCCGGAGGTGTTCGGTTCGCCGAATGCTGCCTTCAGCCAGAAGCCAAACGCCTCGGCATCAATCGGCACCACCAGGTCGCCGTCCGCCGTCACCGCATCCTTGATTGGGGCCAGTGGGTCGCGGCCATAGCCCAGAAGCTCGGAGGTCAACAGCGGCTGTTCCGCCCCCAATGAGGCGCTGGCAAACGGCATCTGGAAATATCCGCTTGCCGGTGCCGTGCCATAGGTCGTCTCAAACGCAGCCGCGAGTTGCGACCGCGCGCCTTGTGCGCGTGCCATATACAGGTTCCTTGTTTTGGGGTGGGGCCAGCTAGTGGGGGTCAGCCCAATGGGTCAGCCGCGGAGTAGGTCAAAATGACAGAAATGATCGCCGCCTTCAGCGCCACCGCGCCCTCCACCGGCAGGTCAACCGGCTGCGGGGCTTGCGCCTCAGTCCAATCGCAAAGCCCGCCCAGGGTGCGGTCCGCAGCAAGTGCCACGCCAATGAATTGCACGAGGGTGTCAAAGGCAGTTGCTCGCGCCGCTGGTGTTTTTCCTTGTACAATCACCTCGATCTCGGCGCGATGTTCATAGTGGTAGGCCAGCGGCGACAGCGTCACCTCCGGTGCGCCCGGATCGCCGTCCCGCAGGATCACGAGGCCGCCTGCAAGCAGGCGCTCGGGCAATACTTCTTCGCGCAAAACGGTTGCGTTGGGCACGGTTTTGAGTGCCGCAAGCAGGGCTTGCAGGATGGTTTCTCGGGGTGTGGGCATGGTTTCTATTGTGTGAGTGACGGGCCGAAATGCAATTGGCGCTACAAAGCTCTGAGGATCTTTTGAATTTCAAAGGCGGCTAATTTGGGCATGCCTACGTCGTCGAAAAGGGTGGGCTTCGCGTGCTCATTTATGAACTCGTCTGGCTCGCTCTCGCTCAGTTGGCGAAAAAAGTGAGCACCGTCTGAAAGTCCCCAAAAACCAAGCCGACGCACGTTCCGGAATTTGAGTATCGGTGACAAGAAATCCCCAAAGAGATCGGCGTGGGCCCTTTCAGCGTACTTACCGCCGTCGTCCCAGTTGGTGTATTTCACATCAAGCTCAGATACATGCACCTCTAAGCCCGCGGCATGTGCCTCCTGCACCCAAGTTTCGAGAGCAGTGCGGGATGGAACGCCGAGGTTTCCCGACAAATGGCTTTGTACGCCAATGCCATCGACTGAAGCCTTCAAAAGGGAGCTGCCGGGCTGCTCAATAACGCGCGCATCTAGTTCTTCAGCAAGCGCAAGTACCGCTGCGCGCTTAATACGGGCTCCGTTGGTATTCCAGGAGAGTTCGTCTTCATTGATCAAGAAGGTCATCGGTGGAGCTTTCATGGCCGACAGCTCCTGCCGCAAAGTGGCCACAACTTCTGCCATAAACCGCAGTTTTTCCTCTGCGTTGTTTCCGGGTATATCCGGGTGGAGAAGGGGGGCGATAGCGGCCGCGCGTGTGCTTTCTTGACTTAGACGAGTTTCGATTATCGGAGCATCTCTGGATGCAACTATGCCCACACCCGCGTAATCTTCGGTTTTGCGCAGCACTTCATTTAGTACGTCACAGGATGATGCTCCAAAAATCTTCCGTGCAAAGGCGCGTATGAAGTCTGTCCGAAACTCTTGCCTGACGACAATACACTGGGGCCAGTCATATCTGGGCCAGTAGAGTGCATGGGCATGGTGAGCGAATTTTGGATTGGAAACCAATGCGTCGCTCAACGCTTTGTCGATGAGCGAGGTGTCCAGCGACATGACATCATGAATTGGGCGGCAGTTTGTTTGATGTTTGAGAAGTATGGATGATTTTAGTCCGTTCTCGGAAACGAAAGTGGAGCAGTGTTTACGAAGAAGTTCGAACTCAATGCCTCGAGTGTTGTCTTTAATGATAGAGCTTGTGGCGAGACGGACTGGCGCGAGATCTTTGAATGCCTCAAACTCACGCGCGCGTAGCAGTGAGGGGGTAGCGAAGAATGCGACCATGCCACCTGCGAAGGCACGACGTCCTAGAGTTTTGGTCATGATCCTCTCCAACAACGGTTTAAGTGGCTTGCTTGCTTGATAACATAAAATGCTGCGTTTTAGTGCCAAACTTCAACTTCGGGGAACCCTGCACTGCAGCATCTTCAGTGCCAGATAATGTTTGGAATGTTCCGCCCACGCCTGTTGAGGCAAGGACTTGGGCGTTGTGTAAAAGCCCCGTAATGAGAGTGTCCTATCTTCTGTGTATGAGTAATTTTGTCCATGCTTCTGCAACGAAGGAGGATGATGACGATGACCATTTCCAAGGACTTATTAGACCAACTTCTTGACGGTGTGCAAAACG